ATGAATTTCAAGATTTGGCGTTTCGACCAAAATCTATGTGGAATTCTCCTGTTCTTTGCCAGAACGGGGAATACACTGAAACTCAGAGAGAATTCTCTTCTGAAACCAAGCTCAACAATGTTAATTTCTCTCGAAAGAAGAAATTATTGTCGAACCATTCTACCTATGAAGGTACAAGATCTCATGGTGGTCAAATAGGCACTGCCTTACGACTTCGAGATTTGTCTCACCAAGATTTTTTGCTTGGTAAGGCTCGTCTTCCGTCGCCCCCAGAATTTTGGGGCTTTTGCGTACATGATGAGAAGTGCTTTTCTAAGAGCACAGGGAACCTTTTATCCCGAGAGATGTGGATGGATACCGTTTACGGTGACTTTATGGATGAAGAAGAAGTTTACTTCTACCTCACCGAAGCACGTAAAAAAGGTATAATCCATTCACATGTCGCCGTTCCTGTAGTTATACTAGAACCTTTGAAGGGCCGAATCATCACTAAACCTAGTGATGGAGATTACCTAAATTTAGGTGATCTTCAGAAATTCCTTTGGGACAAACTTTCTAAGCATAGAGAGTTTGAACTAATGGGAAGACCTGTTTCGGAACTTGATATTGTTCGTATAACCAAGGATTGGTCAATGGGAAAAGGATTCGTATCGGGAGATTTCAGTGGAGCAACTGACAATCTTGCGGGGGAGATATCCGCTCTAATCCTCAATCATATCACATCTAGATGTGGTTCTTTATTCCGAAAGGATGTTCTTGAATCTTTTTGCAAAGCAAAATTGGACTATAGAACTGAACCATTGATGGACAGTGATTCACCCTGGGTAGAATATTACCAGAAGTGGGATTGTGTTGAGCAGGGTATCGTGACCCAAAAGAACGGCCAACTCATGGGGCATGTCCTTTCCTTTCCTATTCTCTGTCTAGCGAACTATATAACGTTCAAGTACAGTTTTTGGAAGGATGGTGAGGACGCTCCCTCTGTGTTGATCAATGGTGATGACATTCTCTTTTGCACCGACAAACCCGCCTATGAAAGGTGGATGGCTACAGTTAATTCTGTAGGTCTTATACCCTCTTTAGGGAAGAATCTGTTTCAAGCTGATATAGCTCAAATAAATTCTGTACTATTTGCTATACGCTATGGTGAGGTGAGTCCAGTTGTCCTAACGGACGATGGATTAGCCTATACCAGAGCAGAGCAAGTAAATAAGACATTTGTACGAAGTGTAGAGAGTGTCCCATATGTAAACATGGGAGTTCTGACAGGTAGAGGAAAAGGAAAAGAAAATCCTTTTGATCGATCATCCCTATCAGAATGCGAACGAGATCTGGACCAGTTTGAACCTGAGGTTACTAACTTACATTCCAACTTCCGTCTTTTCGATTACACAGATCTTGTGTATGATCGAGAGACTCTGAAGTCAATATACTACCGACATAGACCCATTATGAGTCGTATGTTGAAGGAGTTGGAGAGCTGGGAGGAGGGTGTGGTACGTTGTTTATTCAAAAAGAAAAACGATACGGCCACCTTCCCCGGCAACTCCACTGCTGCATTTAGGCAGATTGGAGGAGATGTAGTGTTTGAACCTTATGCGGTTATTCGAGAGTTTCAGAAGTACCCCTATATGTTTGGGGGGTCCCTGAAAATAGTGAAGGAATCTAGAATGCTCTAGACGGTTCCTTGAGCCGACCAAAATCTATTAAAAGATCTGTTATGGTCTATTCTGAGTAAGAGAAACAGGTAGTTCGCCCTGTCGTATCGACT